CGGCCCTTACACCTGGCCTTGTGCCCTCTCTTTTATGTCTTGCATTAGCAGAAATAAAGATACGGACGGCTCTTAGATCCTTAGTAGATTTAGGATGAGTGATAGCTTGATCCAGACTAAAGTCTGAATTAAGCATCTCCAATTTGGATATCATTTCTAGGTATTGATGAAAGAAATTTAGATCAAACGTTAAAGTTTTATCTTCAATTTCATAAAGCAGATAGTTTAATTCTGCTGTCAATATATTAGAAAATGATTCTATTCGGAGCTTCTCACATCTTTTAAGAATCTCTTGGATTTCAAGTTTAGCATCCATAACTTTCATCGGCGCTAATTGACTATACAAGCCTAAAAGCGGGGTTTCCATAAGGAACGAGTCCAGTACCGGTGTGCTTAACCTTCTTTCCAGAAGGTCATATGTTTTAAGGAACTCATGGTCTAACGACTCATAAAGTTCTTTAAGGAACATAGTGATCTCGAGAAGAGAAAAGTCTCTACCTTTAATCAAACCAGGTATATCGCTTCTTAAAAGAGCCATTACTTGGGAAAGATTAAAATTGTCATTGAAAATCCTAGGATTTGAAATGAGCAACAATAGAGCAGGCGCCAGTAGAGGTGGTAAAACACCTCTGCTAAGTGCCCGTCTGATAACCTTCCAATCTTGGTAAGAGTAACAAGCTCTTACTAGATTGATTGGGTTAGAAGGCGAAATAAATCCTTTCCAGACCAAACGGTTTACAAATTCAACCCTCGAGTATAAGGAAGTAATTCCTTTTCGGTGGAAGAAACGACTATCTTGACGATCGATCGCCAGTACCTCTTTAAGAGATATTGGTGATACGTTACCTTCAGCTACAACATCTTGCGATGCGAACTGAAACATCCCTTTATCAGAGATGAAAGATTTCGGTAAACCTATAGTTATACCATAATCTGAACAAACCTGTTGGTAGGATTCTGCCACAGCTTTATTAGCTATAACAACGTCATCCCCTAGGACAAGATAGTCCAAGAAGTGTGACACTCCAGCCCTTTGGCTTGCCAGGTAAACAAGGAAATGATGAACCAGAGCTAAGGAAGCCCATGATGATAATGCACCCATTGGCTGACCTCTAGTATATCTTACAAAGAACTTAACTGATGTTGGAACATCAGCAGGTCCCTTGGAAGTAACTAAGGCAGTACAATTTGAAAGTGAAAATTTTGGTTTATAGGGAAGTGTTATGTGATATACTCTATCAATAAGTACATTCATCCATGACTCTACTGTCTCTTGTGACCCAAAGAAGGGTTTAAGGACATGTAGATAAAGTTCTCGAGGAATTAGATCGGTAGCTGCCTTAAGATCAAAAGAGGCGATGTATGAATATTTTCTTTTAGAAAATTCTTCAACTTTACCTAACTGATCAAAAGTAGCATCTGATTTAAATCTTCTAAGAATTTTAAACATGGAATCATGTATTGGTTTTAAAAACCATTGAGTCCAGTAATCAACCATAGCAACTACCCTAACTTTACCAGCTGCTTCATAGATTAATGATAATTTTCCCATTTTTAGAGCTTCTATATTTTCAGGAGTTGGATTAAAACCCAATGCCTTAAAATGAGATTGTTCTAATTTAGGATTATCAACCACTAATCTAGTTTCAGCAAACATCTCTAGCATAGATCTGTCAGATGCAAGAACCGCTGCATTATTGATATTTTCTCTAAGAAAGTGAACAAATTTACTTTCTTCTCCTTCTAAAACAGAGGAGATGTGATCCAACCACCGATTCAATGGTGACTGAATACCTAGATTAATATGCATTAAGGCGTCCTGAGTACTACCAATAAAAGATATTGGAGCATTAGGACTTGCAGTTTTTGTAAACGGGATCTGCCAAGGATTTGGTACAAGTGTAAACTTAAATTCATCACGTGCAATAAATCTATAGAGCTTACCAGAGTAATGATTTAACTCATTTTCTAATGTTTTACTTAAAACAAATTTAGGTGCTACTATAGTGCTTAAGTTTGGAGATTTATAACTCGCGATCAAACCTTTATAAGAATAAAGGATAGAGATAATTACCCGTTGATAGGGTAATGATCCTTGACGTAAGAGAAATCTTAATTGGTAGGGTAAAGAAGCAGGAAGTCCATTTCGAAGACGAATTCTCATTCCTAAATCTTGAGTAGAATTAACTTTTTCTCCACCGAGGTATTTTAATACCACGATAGTAGAAATTTTTAATCTTAGAATTGCGGTAGCCATACCGTTAAATTTAACGATATTTCCGTATTGTTTAGCTAATTTATACATGGACCTAGTGATAACTTTACTAGGTTTGAGATTCAACCAGCTTATTATATGTTTATAATAAACTGAAAGAAAGTTACTCGGGTTTCCCCGAATATCGATCATCGAATTCTCCATTCTCCATAAAGGATTAGAATTAAACAGA